GAAGTGGGCTGGTCTTGAGTGGAACGATTTAATGAACGAGCGGCTTAACGGCCCACCCATTAATCCGTCACCTGTTAAATTCCCCTTGAGCGAGGAATGCTTTCAGGCTGCTCACGAAGCTTACATGAACTGCGAACTGGTCAAGAATGGATACGGCCCAGGGTGCCTTGACAACATTCTGGATCTGGTAAAATTCCAGCAGGTATGAATGAAAATCTGTTAGGTGAAAGCAAGAAGGTTCGCGTGGCCCTGTTTCGTGGGAGAGGGATTATCTCCGCGATTATCCGGTGGCAGACATGGAGTGATTACAGTCATGCGGCCATTGTGATGCCTGACGGATCTTTGATTGAGGCATGGCACCGTGGGCCTGGGGTAAGACGCAAGTATCCAAAAGACCTGAAAGGCGTAAGTATCTTTGAGGTGGACGGACTCACGGAGCACCAGAGCAAGGTGGTTGAGAATTTTGCAATCAAACAGATCGGGGTGAAGTATGATTACTTCGGAGTGTTCCGGTTTATGAGCCGCAGGAATGTTGACAACAAGCGATGGTTCTGCTCTGAGCTGGTGTATGCTGCATTCCTTGAAGCCGATATCAACCTACTATCCAGGTTGACACTACCAAGCAGAGTCAGTCCAGGGCTGTTATCAAGATCGCCATTGCTTTTTTCTTAAATAATGTTTGACTACCTGTGGCGTTACGGTTTAGTCTCCCTCTCAGGATTAGGGGTTCCTGGTCGGCAACTCCTGGGTCAAAGAATCCGCGTAGCGGGAGGCTCAGGAGTATCGCTCTTTGATTTACGGGTTGGAGAAGTGGTCATCTCGTCTGGCTCATAACCAGAAGAACGTCGGTTCAAGTCCGACACCCGTTACCAGATTAATGGTCCGGTAAACTCCATATGCAAGCTTTCGTCTAATGTTAAGTGCGGAACCCAATCTTCCGTGATGTATGTGCGAGTCATACAAGCTTGAGGATTGCAGGGGTTCACCCCTGCCTGGACCGCCAACTTTGCTGCTGTATCAGGTTTTTATGACTTTCCCCTGATGCAGAGCGAATAGGGCAGCATGCTTGATTGCCAGTTTGCAAGCATGCTGCCAGTAAGCCAAGACCGCATCAAAGGTTTCCGAGTGCCTTTGGTGCGGTTTTTTCTTTGATTCTTTTATTTGACTTTCGATACTTCCTGTATTATGTTCTGCTACGTTTAATGGATAAAGGGACGATCAACCGTGAGAAAGCATTTAGAATCTATCTGTCATCCATTGTGGCTACAGAGCTTCTCGATGCTCCGTGGATGGAGAATGCGACCGACGCGAAAGCGATTGCGGACATTTGCGTTTCTCAGGCATCGGCAGCATTGAGCAGGACCGTGGCAGGTTCACCGGACAGTGAGGCGGCAATTGATAAGCTCTCTTCGCTCAGTCCGCAGTTGGTTCAGCACGTGTCACACTCGATTCTCAAGGCATCCATCATGATTCATCGGTCCCTTATGAAACATTACGAACAGATAAAGACAAACTAACCATGAAGAAACTACCATTGTTCCTCGTTGCGCTAACGGCGCTTATCATCACGGACATCTTCGCAGTTGCGGATGGTGCTCTCAAACATCAGACACACGTACAGATCAATGAAAGCTTTCATTTGTTCCAGTGTGACACAGTCGGAAACTCTCATGTCCTGATCTACATCCAGCGTGCCTACTCCAAGGAAGGCAACCCGATTGGTTGGACACTCATGCAATCGGCTGGGCCATGGGGTAACAGCATTGATTTACTGAAGTCTGACAGCAAGGACGGGGGTGTTCAGTTTGGGAAAGAGTTTCAGGAATCACTGGATCTCGCAACCAAGCTAACCTTTGTTCTGTCGGGCGATCTTCCTCCCTCATTCTGGAAGGGAAATCATATCGTTATCAAGGATGACCCTGTCATTAAGGGGGCATTCGCAAACTTCTCTGAATCCAAGTAAGACACCCAAATCGCCATGAAGTGGAAATCTTTCTCAACCCTGCTGGTCGCCATGATGATTCCGTGCTTTGCTCACGGATCAGAACTTACTGGCCTTCTGGATGAACTCAAAGAACTGGTGGAACTATCTGAACGTGTCAAGCGTGTCGAGGATCAGGTCGCTGGAATCCCTGTGGACACATTGCAGGATCATGCTGACCGCATTGACGCACTCAGGGAAGGTTTGACTAACATCGCGCCAAGAGTTGAGTCACTGGAGAACAGGCCAATCCCCGAACCTCAACCTCAGCCACCAACTAATCCTTACCAGTTCATTCTCAAAGATGAAAACGGCGATGGTTACGTGGATGAAGAATGGGAGGCAATCATCAAGAAAGGTCAGGCTCTCCAGGCTAAAGTATGGGTTGAGAAAGAGAAGTATTGGACGGATATCTTGGGGACACCTCCAGCCAACCAGCTTGGATGGTATGGGTCAAGCACCATGCCAACGATTCAGATTGTCTGTCTTGAGGGGGAATACTTCTTCCACAACACGGCGAGACTTCCTGGAAGATTCCAGATCACCTGCCCAACGCGGTGGGGGTCCATGCTTCGGTTTTACGGCGATGGCGATAAGGTGATTGTGGATGATATCGCTTACGGTATTGCAACCAATGCGCCTGTTGGGATCTACGTCGAACCTAAGACTGTGGTGGAAACCGAGAACGGAACCATGACGGTAAAGCCGTTTGAGCAACAGATCGAGCGCGTCATTATTGTAGCGATGAACGGCGTCATGCCTGTCTATCTGGCTCAGAACCAAGACAGGTTTGCTATCCTGGACTGCAACATTCAACAGCACCAGGGAGCAGCGATTGGCATCAAACACGGACCACCGCTTAGAGGCAGGTCTTACCCGTTTCCTTCGACGCAGGTTCTTGACGGTAATACTTATCTTGCTGATCCGAGAATAATGGATTGCCAGCTTGAAGGTCCGCACTCCGGCATCCGAAAGCAAGCTGCAATCTTTATGTCGGGAAACAATATGATCTTCAGTCGTCTAAACCTGTATGGGTGGACTATGGGTGTTTTGTGCCACGGCGGTCAGGGAAGAATGGTTAACGGGCTGACTATGCATGACGGACTAACTGCGGACGGCAGGAGATTCACGGCGAAGGACAACATATTAGCAGTCGCTTTGTCAGTCAGGCAAGGCTCAAACGAAGATTCAGTGTCCGGTGTTGCTGGTGGCTTCAAGGTTTGGGTGCTTCCTAAGCAATCCCCTGCTCCCGCAACAGCTGGATGGTATGTCAGAGGCGAAGGGTTGCTGTGAAAGATTTTATGCCTGAATCAACCACCCTGATATTCAGGCTTGACTCTCCCCTGATCAGCAATGGCTGGTTGGGATTAAGGGGAAGCGTTGTTTCTTAAAGGACTTGATACACCCTGAGATTAAGTGGCAACGGCAAAGTAATACGATACGACGACAACTGGACCTGCGGACTTCATACACCCGTGGGTCCGGTTACTTTAACCGAAAGAAACACACATGGAGATCAGAGACGGACAACCTTACTCAGAAATAGTGGAGCAAGCAAACCTGGAGAAGGACACGGAAAAACTCAAAGACATCAAGGTTGAACACATCAACGTGCTGTCAAGAGTCAAGATCACTTACAAAGACAATGAAGGCAGAGCGACAGCGATACGCGAAGCCACAACAATCAAAAAGGAGAAAAGCAAATATGGAGACAAAGGATGGACAATCAAGTTCGAGGAATCAGAACACGTCCGCGTGCGTAACGATCCCAGTGCGGATTGATTTATTGCTCACCGCAATCATAGCCACCCTGATTATTTTCGCGGTTATGATGAGTATCATTGCCGCCAAAGACAAAGAGACTCGCATGCTTAGATACGAGGAACAGCTGTATATCAAGAGCATCCAGGAAAACTGGGCTGCTCAGGAGTTCATGATGCGATCATTGGACAGGCTATCAGATGAGCTTAGAGTATTACGAAGAAGAGACGCTCAACGATGAGAATGTTGCGGAGCGGATTAAGAACGAAGTTGGCGCACTGCGAAGTCAACAGGCCAAGGAGATCCAAAGAGAACTGAGGAGGCCCATGCCGAAAGGCAATCCTCTCGCCTCACCGAAGATCTATAAACACGCCAGGCAATACCACCGCACCAACCACACTGGTTACGTCGAAGACAGGGTGAGATACCACCCGTTTGTTCCAGCTGCCACCCATCTTTGGAGTCAGCTGGAAATTTGCATTAACTGGTTTCATATGTATCCAAAGCAGATCCACGCCTGGATACGTTACTTTATTATTCCGTGCGAGAGAAAGTTTGAGTTCGGGGACACAACGCCAGGTTTATACAACAAGATAATGAAGTTGGATATTGAGGACGCTCTGGTTCGTTGGACGAAGAATAAAAAATATCGCATAAGAAATTTGACACCCCGCGCAGGTAGGTGCATATTATCCCGTATTACACGCATTACTGAATAATATGTCCATTACCCAAACGAAAGAATTTCACAAAGCTTTTGGCCAAGGGGTTCCCCCGTGTCCATGCGTGAAAACAAACGAAGACGCGATCCTTCTCTACGAAAGCTTAATGGAGGAGGAGTTCTGCGTGGAGTTCCGTGAAGCCATGGAGACTGGTGATCCTGTAGAAGTCCTGGATGCGCTTGCCGACATGCAAGTGATCCTTGATGGACTTTGGATTCAGACAGGTTTTCACGTCATGAAAGACGAAGCCATGAAGGAAGTGTTCGACTCTAACATGTCCAAGCTCGGTGAAGACGGAAAGCCCATCTTCCGAGAAGACGGTAAAATCATGAAAGGCCCACACTACTTCAAGCCCGATCTTAAACGTGTCATTCAGGAATGGCAAAACAACTGGGATAAGAAAATCAATGCAAAACGAAGAAATCACAGCACACAGACTGTTTAAACGCACTCGCATGCCAGGTGGTCAATTGAGTCTGTGGCGCGAGGAAGGAACCGGGATCGAGGTTGCACGCAACCAAAGTGGTGTCTTCCTTCGGTTCCCTCACCCAACCAATGGCAGCTTGCAGCAACTGGCGGAATGGCACCCATTCTCTAGCCCTTGCTGCATGCTAATAGAAAGGAATATCACGTGAGCAAGAACGCACTCGACACGCAGGAGGGAGGCACTCACTACAAGCAGATGCCGATTCAACCAGTGGAGTTCATTACCAAGAACAAGATTGGTTACATGGAGGGCAACGTCATCAAATACGTTTGTCGTCACCAACACAAGAATGGCGCAGAAGACATTAAGAAAGCCATTCATTACCTGAACCTGATACTGGAATTGCAGTATCCATCAACCGAAAACAATGAACACTGACGCAATAGCGGTCTGCATTGGGATACTGGCAATGCTTGGGTTTCTGTCCGTGATCTGCTTCGTCATCTTTATCGGAGCCCTACTTCTGGACAGGTGGACAACAAGACTTATCCCGCCAGAAAACGAAACCAAACCATCAATCTTCAACGCATTTGAGGAAGCAAAGAAACGCAATGAAAGACACAATCGAGAAAGAGCCTCTTACAGCAAAAGAGGCGTCTAAGAACGCGCATGAACGGTCCATAGGGTTATCGGCCCTTTGGCTTGACGGCATCCTTGCAATGGTAGAAGCAGCATCCATGTCAGGGGAGCTGAGCGTTACTGTAAACACTCCCCCACCAACGGTCATGGATCAGGTTTCCCTATCCATAAAGCAAAGGGGGTTCGTTATTCACCGAACCGATAACACCCCAAGCATTACCATCGTAAGGTGGGAGCGAGCATCAGTCGGATCTCCGTCTCAAATATCATGATCACAAAGATTGAGACTCCATGCCCACATTGTGGTCGGGAGACTCTTGAGGTTCACGGGACGGAGACATCCATGTGCTCCATCCATTGTTTATGGGATGATTGCATGTATGCTATATTCCCATCTGGATCACTGGAAGAATCCATAGCGTTTGCGAATAAGCGAATTGATAAAGAAAAGGACCGCATCCTATCCTTACTTCGGGACGCTATCCACATCATATCTACAGGTGAAATATCACCAGACGGCAGGACTGTAACCGATCAATCAGTTGCTTTGTTTTTGCATAAAACTGAAGAGTTCTTCGGAGAGAACGGTAAATATAACCCAAGGAAACAATGAAAACTGATTTACCAACCAAGCCAGGCACGCATTACTGGCGCGAGAAAGACGGGGATGAATTCAGGTGGGCTGATGTGTTCGGCTGTTCGGCTAATTATTTTGCAAGCATAGGGCTTAGAACCCGGAGAACACAAGACTTAGGCGGCCAATGGCTCCGCATCCCCGATGCCGCCGAGCTGGTGGAGTTGCAGAGGAAGGCGGAGGCGTATGATGAGGGGAAAGAGGCTTGGGCGGTGTACAAGGAGGGAAACAGAGTTAGTAATGTATGGGGAACCTATGAAGCTGCCGTGAGGGATTGGTTAAACATTTTCGACAGCTNTGGTTACTA